TTTCCATGTTAAGGCTCCAGTCTTTGTAGCTAGACAGCTAGTCAAGCATAAATTTCTACGTTGGAACGAAGTATCAAGACGATACGTAGATAGTGAGCCTGAGTTCTATGTACCTAAGTCTTGGCGAGGGCGTAGCGAAGATAAGAAGCAAGGTAGTACTGGCGAGTGGTATGACGATGATTTAGATTCATTACTTGAAAGTTGCCACAAAGTTTGTCTACACGACTACAAAGAGTTGCTTGATAAGGGTGTATGCCCTGAGCAAGCACGTATGGTACTGCCACAGTCTATGATGACTGAGTGGTACTGGTCAGGTAGCTTGGATGCGTTTGCTGATATGTGTAAGCTTCGCTGTGCGCCTGACACACAAGCTGAGACTGCAGAGGTAGCTTGGGAGATTGATCGTGTAATGGTTGACCTGTTTCCTGTGTCTTGGAGAGCATTAAGGGAGAATTACTGATGAGAGGTAACATTAACGGTGCAATCAAGGCGTCTGCTATTGTAGCTTTACTTATAGCTGCGCCACCTGTGTTGATAGCTATGACGTATGACGAATACCCAAAGTACTGCAAGCTATCTATCTTATTACCATGCATAGGAGTAACCAATGAGTGAAATAAAAGTAACAGACATAGAAGAACACGAGGATGGCAGTGCTACACTACAAGTAGAGTGTGCCCCTGAGATATTCGCAGCTATCTTTAACGTAGGATTTGTTGAGTTAGTAAAGCGAGGTTTAGAATCAGAAAGGATTAAAGATGTACGCAGTTCAGATTGAAATAGAGAAGGGTGAGTATACCCTAGTGAGAAAAGAAAACCCTTGGACGTATGACACAGAGGTACGCACATTTAGTACGGAAAAAGAAGCGGAGACAGAAGCTGCAAGGTGGAATACAGGACGAGTAATAAACTATGCAGCTTATATAGGGAAAGAAAAACATGTATAAGAAAGAACATAACGATACGACAGGCCGTGATAAGTATTACAAGGATAGCCCAGATGCTATGCGTAAAAGAAATGAGAACCGTATGTGGGTCAATGGTAAGTACATACCGCATACGCATGACTTACATAAGCCGGGACGATATAAATCTTTTAACGATGCAGCCTTTGAAGGGTTAGGTAAGTACTCCAACACCAAGGAAGGCTGTGTGTATGCTCTGACTAATCCTGCATGGCGTGGCTGGGTTAAGATTGGTATGGCTATTGATGTTGAGGATAGGGTTAATGCATATCAAACGTCTAGTCCCTTCAGAGACTTTCACCTACATGGGTATATCCATTTCAGTGACAGACGTAAGGCAGAGTCAGATGTACATGACCTTGCTAAATCTATGTCTACTGACTACCATAAAGAATGGTTCAAGCTTCCTTGGCAAAATGCATTAGAGCTTATTGAAAAGGTGAAGAGTAGATCTATATCAGACATGACTGATGAAGAACGTAAACGTGCCATAGAAAGAAGCGAGGCCAATAAAGTATGATGGAATTAGCACTCATAAGATCTCTCATGAATAAAGAATTTTATGAGGGACATAAGGGTATCCGTACCCCAGACAAACTCTTTACGAAAGATGTCAGAAAGATTAAGCACACCGTAGAGATGGCTATGCAGGAGTACGATAAAGATCTGTCTGTGTCGGAAGTAGAGGGCTTGTTCTTCTCTTCCAATGCAACACTTACTACATCTAACAAGACAGTATATAGGGAAATCTTTAACAAGATCCGTAAAGAAGAACCTATGTCTAAGCCTATCGCTAAGGAAGTTTTGTCTAAACTTTTTCAGCAGATGGTAGGGGAAGAGGTAGCCAACATAGGTTTTGATTATGTTAATGGTACACAGAAAAGTCTTGAGCCTCTGAGAAAACTACTGAGTGATTACGAGGATGACTTTACCCCAAGCCTTAACTTAAATTTCTGTGATATATCTATTGAGACATTGCTCAAGGCTAACGAGAAACAATCTCAGTGGAAGTTTAACATCCCTAGCCTACACCGTAAGGTTGAGGGTATTAGTGGTGGGCACTTCCTAATAGTAGGTGCACGACCTAACACAGGTAAGACAAGCTTTCATGCGTCTCTTATTGCAGGGCCTAATGGTTTTGCTAAGCAGGGTGCCCGTTGTCTTATTCTTTGTAATGAAGAAGCGTATGAACGTGTAGCGTTTCGCTATCTTACTGCAGCTACCAGCCTGACTATGGAAGAAGTTAAAGATAACTTTCCTCTAGCTTCAACAAGATACCAACGTGTCAGAGATAACATAGATCTGTATGACAGTACGGGTAAAGACATGGTATGGGTAGAGGCGGCTATTAAAAACTACAAGCCTGACATTGTGGTACTAGATATGGGTGATAAGTTTGCACCTCGTACCAGTGACAAGTCAGACGTGTACCTAAAGGATGCTGCTATTCATGCACGTAACATTGCAAAGCAATACAATACAGCAATTATATGGATGTCCCAATTGTCTGCAGCAGCAGAGAATAGGATTAACGTAGACCAGTCTATGCTTGAAGGGAGTAAAACAGGCAAGGCTGCAGAGGCAGACCTCATGATTCTTATATCTAAGAACCCCTCAATGGCAGAGCTAGGGGATGAGGATGAGGTAGACAATCAGCGCTATCTTGTACTGGCTAAGAACAAGTTAAAAGGTGGCTGGCATGGTAAGATACCCTGCGAGTTAGATGGAGCTAGAGCGCAGTATTCTGCGTAGGAAGGTATATTAATATGAAGCGTGTTCTTGATGTCGAGAATACAACTACCAAACGAAACAACAAACTACACTTGGACCCTTTTGAGTCAGACAATACACTAACACAAGTAGGTGTGCAGGATGTAGACACTCACCGTCAATACATCTATACGTTCGATCATGAGGAGCAGCAAGACTACAGCGGAGATGCGTTCAAGGCTGTACAGAATATATTAGATACTACCACACTACTCATCATGCACAATGCACAGCATGACTTGGCGTGGCTGTGGGCTAGTGGTTTCAAGTATGACGGTAAGATCTATGACACTATGCTGGCAGAGTATGTACTAATGCGAGGAGATCACTTAGAGATCTTAGTTACAGGTAGTGTTAAAAAGAAATCACTGAGCTTAGACAATTGTGCTAAGCGTAGAGAGTTGTACTATCAGAAGGACGATACCCTAAAGAGATACTTCAAGGATGGCTATGGTACAAATCAGATACCTCTAAAAGAACTAACACATTACTTATCATGTGATCTAAAAACAACTGCAGCTTTGTATAAAGCTACTGAGGTAGACTACAACGCACCTGAGTCAAAGTCCTTACACACTATCCGGGATATCACGTTCAACGTTTGTAAGACACTTACTCGTATCTATATGAATGGCATCAAGATAGATCAGGATGCTTTAGATGTGGTGCAACAAGAGTTTGAGAAAGAGAAAGCAGAGATAGAAGAAAGGCTGCAGAAGAAAACAAGAGAACTTATGGGTGACACACCTATCAATCTTAATAGTCCAGAGCAGTCATCTCAGGTACTGTTTAGTAGAAAGGTAAACAACAAAAAGGAATGGGCAGATCTGTTTGAATATACTTCTACTGTTGAAGAGTACAAAGATGCAGTAAACAAAAACAGTACCCTGTTACGTAAGACTAAGGCTTTCACTTGTCCTACATGTGATGGAGAAGGCAAGGCTTTCAAGAAGAAGAAAGATGGTTCACGATATAGCAAAGCTAACAAGTGTAAGGACTGTGATGCACGAGGCTACCAGCTACAGCAGACAAACGAGATGGCGGGCTTAGGTTTCTTCCCACCTAGTAAGTCATGGGTTAGTGCCAATGGTTTCAGTACAGGAAAGGATAACATGGATGCACTTATTGCAACGGCTAAAACAAATAACATGGAAAGTGCAGTATCTTTTCTTTCAGATCTTAAGCGGCTTAGCGCTATCAGTTCTTACCTTTCTAGTTTTGTTGATGGCATACGTACTTATACTAAGCCTGATGGATTCCTTCATGTCGGTCTTACCCAGCACATAACTTCTACGGGCAGGTTCAGTGGGCGTAACCCCAACATGCAGAACATGCCACGAGGTAATACATTCCCAGTTAAACGTGTCTTTGTTTCACGTTGGGACGGTGGGAGCGTTATGGAAGCAGACTTTGCCCAGCTTGAATTTAGGGCGGCTGCATTCCTGTCTCAGGATAAGGTAGCTATGGAAGAGATTGCCACAGGGTTTGACGTACACGCTTACACTGCAAAGGTTATCACTGATGCAGGGCAACCTACAGGCAGACAAGAAGCTAAGGCTCATACATTCGCCCCTCTCTTTGGCGCTAGTGGGTATGGCAGGAGTAAGGCAGAAGCTGCGTACTACACGCACTTCAACGAGAAGTACAAAGGTATAGCTGCGTGGCATAAGAAGTTAGGAGACGAGGCAGTTCGCTACCAAAAGATAACCAATGTGTCAGGCCGACAGTATGCTTTCCCTAATACAGAGAGACGTATGAATGGCACACCTACTAATTTTACTACCATAAAAAACTATCCAGTGCAGGGCTTTGCCACAGGGGATGTCACTCCTGTCATTCTTATGGAGCTAGAGCACAGACTTATGCCCTTACAATCTAAGGTTGTGAATACAGTGCATGATTCAATGGTGGTAGATGTACATCCAGAGGAGACAGACTATGTAATACAAATGATAACAGATCTTAACGAGGACTTAGATAAAATTATATACGAAGCATACGGCGTAGAAATGAATGTGCCTATGTTATTAGAAGCCAAGATTGGTCCTAATTGGCTTGACACAAAAGACGTTTAATGATATAACTTCACTTCCGACAAACTCAACAAAGGAAAATAAATATGAGTACATCAGTAGCATTATCCGTAGATGGTATGTCTTTATCAGAGGCAATGGGAATGTCCTCTACACCCACCGCATCAACCCTTGCTCGTGTAGCACAGGTGCACAATCCTATCACCGTATCTATTGGTGATGACGAGAAGATCACTGTACCTGTAGGTGCATTCAAAGTAACCATGCCTGACGGGGAAGTTGTCTATACTCGCAAGGCATCTATTCGTGTGTTTGCACAGCGTCAGCAGTGGCAGCGCTGGGATTCAGCATCAGAGACAATGAACAAAAGTCTCATGTCTAATAGTTTGAATGGGGATCTAAAAGATACCACAGGTAAGTTCAACTTGGGCCGACCTAGTGGTTACATTGAAGACTTCCAATCTTTACCAGAGGCTACGAAGAATCTTATTCGCAGCATCAAACGTGTAAAGGTTACACTTGGTATGATTATTCTGGACAATCCAATGGACTATTCGGGTAATCCTTTACAGGGTTACGAGGATGAGATTCCGTTTGTCATGGACATCAAGAATACAGAGAGCATGAAGTCACTAGACAATGCGCTAAGTAAGATCATGTCTAAGAAGCTCACCCCAGTAGAGCATACTGTTGCACTGTCTAGTGCTAAGCGTGAGTTGCCTACAGGCGCTAAGTATGCTGTGTTAGTGGCAGATCTAGGAAGCAAGGTAAACTTTCAAGAGCAGGACAGTGCTACACTACAGGACTTCTTGAACTGGGTAGAGTACTCCAACAGTTATGTATCTCAGAAGTGGCAGGAGAATAGTTCGTCGGCACTAAGTGCTAGTGATGCAGATCTTGTTTCTTCAATCGTAGAAGTACAAGAAGCAGGGTAATGATGCACCCCGCAGAACTGTCCGTACATTCGTATCTACGCAAAGCCTTAGATGGTGATGCAGGTATGTCTAAAGAAAACATTGAAGCCATAGTAGCAGACGTTGCTAAGGCTTTAGAGAAGCAGTTTAATGGCGGGCCAAGAGATGCATTTAAACTTAGGATGTCTAATATCGGGCGTCCTAAGTGCCAACTCTGGTTTGAAAAGAATGACCCTGAGACAGATGAACATAAGCCTACATCATTCCTACTACAGATGATGCTAGGTGATTTTGTTGAGGCGTTATTCAAAGGGCTGCTTCGTGAAGCTGGTGTCAAGTTTAAAGACAACGACAAGGTAACATTGAACTTAGGTGAAGGTAAAGATATCAAGGGTGAGTTTGATATGATACTGGACAATAAGCTTGATGATGTTAAGTCTGCATCGCCTTGGTCCTACACTAACAAGTTCACTAACTTTGAAACACTTGCCCAAGGAGATTCGTTTGGGTATGTACCTCAACTGGTTGGTTATGCTAAGGCAGCTAACGTAGGTGTAGGTGGTTGGTGGGTTGTCAACAAGTCCAACGGTGAGTTTAAATACGTATCAGCAGAAGGTGTAAATGAAGATAAGGTAATAGAGGACATAGAAGGAACCTATGATTACATTAATAATGATGAACCTTTTGAGCGCTGCTTTGGGGCAGTACCAGAAACGTATAGAAAGAAACCATCAGGTAACATGAAGTTAAACTCTTCCTGTAGGTTCTGTGCACACAAGCGTAAGTGTTGGCCTACTATGCAGACGTTACCATCTAAGGTCTACTCAGGAAACAAAGAAGCGCCCCTAGTCGATTACATCTTATAGAAAGGAAAGACATGACTAAGCTAACTCTAGACGATACAGAATATGATATCGCAGACATGACAGATGATCAGAAGGAGATTATAAACATACTAAACGTAGGCTCTAATGCATCTGCCCTCTTGAATCACATTACACAATGTGTACAGGCGGTGCAGCAGCTAAAAACAAACGAGTTAAAATCTTCTTTGGAATCTGGTAATGCCGCCGAAGAAGAAACCTAGAAGGCATAACTCAAGAAAGTATCGCAGCGGCTTAGAGAAAGAAGTCGCTGCATTCTTGAGTAGTAATCAGAAGTCGGTAAGGTATGAGAAACTAAAGATAGAATGGGAAGACTTTAGATACAGAACTTATACCCCTGACTTTGTGTTGGACAACAACATAATAATTGAAACCAAAGGTATCTTTGATAGTGAAGATAGACGCAAACACTTGGAGATAAAAAAGCAACACCCTCACCTAGACATTAGGTTTGTATTTAGTAACTCAAGATCTAAGCTTTACAAAGGAGCGAAAACAATGTATCAGGAATGGTGCGACAAGAACAATTTTAAATGGGCGCACAGAGTTATCCCGGAAGAGTGGTTAAAAGAAGATCCTACTACTGAAATAAACTTAGATAAGATTACTGTACAAAGGAAAATATAAATGGCTAGAAGAATATCCAATCAAGAAGTAGCTATCATTCTATCCCTAGATAATTCAGAAGAAGAGGATGCGTTGAGTGTAGTTACTTATGTACCCAAGGATTGTGATTTAGATAGGGATACACTTGACGAATTACTAAACGTAACTACATTCCTTACATCCTTCCTGCATTTAGCAGAGAGAAATCAAACTTTGCGAAAGCAGGTTATGGAATATAGAAACGCTTTGTTGGACATGGAGCATCTAGAAGATATGGATTTTATAGAAGAGGAAGAAGGTTTACCACCCGTAGATGTGAAGACCACCAATGGAAAGGTAATACGATTAGATGCATGGACAAAGACAAAAGGAAATGCTTGATGTCAAAACAGTTTGATCCTGTTAATAGCCCGCCGCACTACACAATAGGAAATGGAGTGGAGTGTATTGAGTATATCAAACAAGTACTTACCCCAGAGGAGTTCAAAGGCTACTGCCACGGCAACTTAATTAAGTATCAACATAGGCATGGATATAAAGGTAAGCCTGTAGAAGATATGGAAAAAGCACAGTACTATCTCAACAAGTTAGTAGAAACATTAAAGGAGATTCACAAGTGACACATGACTACACTGTTTCTTTTGTAATTAAAGTAGACGAAGATAACAATCTACTATCATCTCTACAAGAGGCACACAAAGAAGACATAGAAGAGTTAGTTTTAAATATGTTCTATGACGTAGATGATGTGACAATATCAAAGTTATTGGTAAGGGATAGACCATGATTAACAAGAGTGATTTAGAGGCGTTTGGATATTTCGATATGTTTCAGAACAGTACTGAATACGATCAAGACCCTGTAAGATTCTACAGTCAATTTGTAGAGGATAAGGTGTTCACTAAAGGAAGAGATCGCTTAGTGGAAAATACTTTGGGTCTGGTAGGAGAGGCAGGAGAAGTATCAGAAAAGGTAAAGAAACTATTTAGAGATAAGAATAAATTTACAGATGAAGAAGTCCTTAAAGAACTGGGTGATGTATTGTTTTATACTGTAGCGTTAGCCAATATCTTTGGGGGCAACCTAAAGAAGGTCATGGAGATGAACATGGCAAAGCTAGATGACAGAGAACAACGTGGTGTACTAAAGGGAAGCGGAGACAATAGATGAATAACTACCTACCAACAGACTATCAATCCTTCATTCATACTTCACGGTATGCACGGTGGCTTGAAGACGAAGGGCGACGAGAGTCATGGGGCGAAACAGTAGATCGTTACGTTAATAACGTAGTGGGTAATATGATTGATGAAAACACTAAGGATGACTTAATGTTTTCTATCCTCAACTTAGAAGTTATGCCCAGTATGAGAGCTATGATGACTGCAGGTCCAGCAGCTAACCGTGACAACACTTGCATGTATAACTGTAGTTACTTACCCGTAGAGGACCCTAAGTCCTTCGATGAGGCTATGTTTATCTTGCTCTGTGGTACTGGTGTCGGCTTCAGTGTCGAGCGTCAGTTCATTAGTAAGCTTCCTGAGATCCCTGAGTTGTTCGTTAGTGAGACTACTATCGTTGTCAAAGACAGTAAGGAAGGTTGGGCTAAAGCTCTTCGTCAAGTTCTTGCTCTCCTTTGGGCTGGTGAAATCCCTCAGTGGGACATTGGTTTGGTACGTCCTGCAGGTGCAAAGCTTAAGACCTTTGGTGGCAGAGCCTCTGGTCCAGCCCCTCTTGTCGAGTTGTTCAACTTTGTTATCTCTACCTTCAAGAATGCACAAGGACGTAAGCTATCTAGCATTGAGTGTCACGATATCATGTGTAAGATTGGTGAGGTAGTTGTAGTAGGTGGTGTACGTAGGTCAGCTATGATCTCTTTGAGTAACCTCAGTGATGATCGTATGCGTCACGCTAAGTCAGGTGCATGGTGGGAGAATGACCCGCAACGTGCCTTAGCTAATAACTCTGTAAGCTATACAGAGAAGCCAGATGCTATATCTTTTATGCGTGAGTGGATGGCATTAGTAGAATCAGGAAGTGGAGAACGTGGTGTATTTAATCGTCAAGCAAGTAAAGCACAAGCTGCAAAGAATGGGCGGCGGGATGCTGACTATGAGTTCGGGACCAACCCGTGCAGCGAGATCATTTTACGCCCAAATCAGTTCTGTAATCTTACGGAAGTTGTTATCCGTGCGACCGATACCATTGAAGACCTTGAACGTAAGGTTAAGCTGGCTACGATTCTGGGAACCATACAATCCACCTACACCAAGTTTCCATACTTGCGTAAGGTGTGGAACAAGAACACAGAAGAAGAGCGTCTGTTGGGTGTGTCACTTACAGGGATAATGGATAATCCTTTGATGACTATTAAGAACAAAGGCTTGGAGAAGACTCTTGAACATCTTCGTGGGATTTGTGTTTCTACTAATGCTGAATGGGCTGACCGTCTTGGTATACCTGTTGCTGCTGCAATTACATGCGTCAAACCATCGGGCACGGTATCGCAATTGGTGGATAGTGCCAGTGGCATACATGCTCGCCATAGTCCCTATTATATCCGTACTGTGCGTGGTGATAATAAAGATCCCCTAACACAGTTCATGACTGATCAAGGTATACCTAGTGAGCCTTGTGTTATGAAGCCAGATCAAACAACAGTATTTAGTTTCCCTGTGAAGTCTCCGACTAAGGCAGTGGTTACTGAAGATATGACAGCCATTGAACAACTTGATACTTGGCTGATGTATCAACGACATTGGTGTGAGCATAAACCCTCAGTGACAATCAATGTTCGTAAGGATGAGTGGTTTGAAGTAGGTGCCTTTGTGTACAAGTACTTTGACGAGATGTCAGGTGTATCCTTCTTGCCTTACAACGAGCACACTTATCAACAAGCACCTTATCAAGAGGTTGAAGAAGTTAAATACAAAGACTTACTTTCTTTGATGCCTTCTAGTATTGCTTGGAGTGAGCTATCTAATTACGAGAAAGAAGATAACACTGTTGCCATGCAGACTATGGCGTGTACGGGAGACGTGTGTGAAATTGTTGATCTAACATAGGAGATAAAAATGTATGCACTACTTATAGTTCTGTTTCATTTAGGTGAAGTAAAAGTACAAGCAATAGAGAAGCTGTTTGAAACATCAGAACACTGCGAAAGAGTTTCTGCTCTTGTATATAAAAAGCTACTTGACACTAGACCTTCAGTAAATTCATATGCTAATGTCTATTGTTTACAGATACCAGAGAGTACGTAACATTGATAAGTCGTATTGAGGAAGAAGCAAAGAGACATACAGAAGCTCGACAAAGAAGATTTAATGAGGAAATCTTACGACTTCTAGAACCTGTACGAAACCACATACAATTTAACTTGCAAGAATCTAAAGTAAAAGAACGAGCATTAGAAAGAGTAGAAGATGTGGGTATGATAAGTAAGTATGCTGCAGAAACAACAGGTTTAAAATAATAAAAGGGGGCTTAGTTGCCCCCTCTTTTTTTGTCTTATAGGTTACTTTGTTGTTGAAGTAGTTTCTTTCGGTTGTTCTCGTCTTTGAGATAGAAGTATAAGAGTTCTAGTGCCTCGTTAGAAAGATCTTCTACTTCTCCTTTCATACCCAAAGCTTCCATACCATCAGCTAGTTCTCTCTTACTGATAGAGCCGCCTCGCTTACTGATGTCGTACATGATTTCCATGCGACGATCCCCTGTCTTACCGTGAAGCTGTAGCGTTTTCATTGCTTGCTTTTTGGATACAGACAGAACACGACTAACTAAATATCTACGCTCTTTATCTGTACCATCTCGCCACTTAGCAGAGTTTACGACATTTTCAGAATAGTAATCTAAATAGTTTACAATTATTTCATTCATTCTATTATCAGCTACAGCAATGTCAGCTTTGATGTTAGACTTCCACTCAGGTAAACCTATCTCATTAAACATTCTATTGATAGTGGAAGGTGCATCTTTCTCCCTAAAACCAAACAGTCTTCCTATAGGTGCTCTACCCGGAGTATCAGATAAAGCTCTCTTCTTTTCTTGAGGTGCTTTCTGCCCTACCATTTCTTGCACGGACAGGTCCATAGCATCAAACATTTGATCTACGTAGCGCACTGAATTGTTTAGCCACTTGCTACCATCATTACGATCCACCGCTACATAATCTTCTCCACGAGAGATAGCAGCTACTTGATTGATAGGATCTAAGGGACGTGTATATCCCGATATGTACATAGATACTGCGCCACCTACAGCAGAACTTGCATTAGACTTAACTGCATCTATATCACCTGCAGAGAGATCTAGTAGAAGTTGATAGGGTGCTTTACTGACTTCACCTAATTGTCTTGTGATTGATTCAATACCAAAAGTAGCAGTAATATCTGCGATTAGTTCTTTCGGTATATAACCATCTCTATGTTGATGCGCTGCCATACGGCCCATAGCCTTATAGAAGCTG